AGATTAGTGCAAACGGTGTCGCTTGCCGAAGACAAGTCAATAGTAGCCAAGAGCCCGCTTTTTGAAGCGGAACAGGCAACCCGCCTGTGGACATCTTGACCTTCTTTAAGGTCGAAACCTGCTAGTTTTAGACGATGTTTCATCTGTCGGCCTAGGCCGAGTTGATAATAACCGTTTATACTAGGTTCCTTTGCGCAAGCACGTTTAACACGTGCTGTCTTGGGAACTGTGAAGTACGCGTTACCACGTATACATTTTGGATCATGTCCAAGATCGCGTGTAGCGGATGCCCACTTAGTCGAAGTCCAACTCGACAAGTGTATCCACGCGTCCTGTGTCAGCGTTGGTACAGAAGACATTTTGTCAGGTACTAACGTAAACCGACTGTTGTCACTCATGGTCGCACCGGGCCCGAATCTTCCGTCATAGGAAGTAGGCGCGTTGCCAATGAGGCGTATCACATTTTTACGAAAGGATGAAATAAAATCACCCATCGCCACTCCGTAGATGCTCCCGTGGGAGCCTCCATATAGAAGTGGTGAGAGACGCTCATTAGTCTTATAACACTCTAGTTCTGCCCAAACCCACTTATCGTAGGTGAGGGCTTCAACGTCGATCGGCAGTTCGAAGCCACGGTATTTACGAAGTAAATCCGTAGCAGAAACTGCGTCGACGTAGGCAAAAGCAGTAGAGTAGTGCGAAGGGACGGTACTTAAAGAAGTAACCTGGTCCCACTCCTCATAACGCACGAGTATTGCTACTGTGAGCGAACGAGGGCATGAAAGTCCTTCCATAATGGATAGGACGATGTCTTGCACGTCTTGAGTCAAGCCATTTGGTTTCATTACGAGCCTTCTAAATTAGGAGGCCGAGTAACCAGCTTTGAGACACGCTTGGATAAGCGTACTCACAAACAGGTTGCCCGCTTGCGCACAAAACTCGTTAATGTCAGTTTGGCTCATGTCCTTAGAAAAGGAAAAGTCCATACCGGCACTAGCGCGTTGTACGACA